GCTCTAGTGCATGCAGGCACTCATTGAATGTGCCATCCAGCAGTTTATAGGTAGGTGTGAAATATCCTGCCAGTTTCCCCTCAATGGCTGTCTCAGACAGCAGATTGATAGCCAGTGCAGACTTTCCCCATCTCCTGCCACATGACAGGACAGAGAATCTTTTGTGACCGTCTACTACTTTCTGCTGATTGACATGCAGTGCATTCAGTTTGACCTCTTTCTCCATATTCTTTTGTAGCTAGGGCAGGATTTGAACCTGCAAGCCATAGTGCCAGCCGACAATGCGAACCACGAACTACGGAGCGTTTTATTTAGAGAGGCTTCCACCTACCTCTTGGCTTTTGCGTCTACCAATTCCGCCACCTAGCTGTTTTAAATGTGCTTATTTTATCTATCTAGATGATCTTAGTCACCCATCATCTATTCCTTTGGTGTTTCTTTCTTTTCATACTTGACTTTGATGGTCACCTCCTTGCTGCCATCCTCCTGCACCTTTTCCACTAGACCGTTTAAACGCTGTGTGATGCTAGGATTGTAGATGCCTGCCATGCCTCCCTCTATCTGATCCTGCCTGATTGTTTTCCTAATGCGTGAACAGATGGACACGAAATTTGAATACCTGCCCTCTCTATTCGCAAAATACTGATCTAGGTCTGTGGCAATCCCTTTCCCAAAAACATGCATCTCAAAGCCCTCCATAGTCAATGGTCTGTTCTTTTTCCGGAATACCTCATCTCCGTCTTTGCCTACAAAGTCCTGCACCTCAATAGGGTTTTGCCTTACCCATGACTCATATTCAACAAACAACTCCCACATCTTCTCAGGTGTCTCTATAGCCTTTGGTCTGCCTCTGCCCTCTTTGACTTTTACTGCCTTTTTTGGTGCAGCTTTCTTTTTACTTACTGCCATGTTTTCTCCTCCATTCTCTTTTGTTTTCCCATTGCTCAAGTCCATCAAATATCTCATCAGCCAGTGCTAGGACTGTCCATCCTACTAGGAATATCACCATCAATATGAACAGGATGTCACTGATTCTGATGCCAAATACTTTGATGCTAAATACCATTGCCAACACTATGATGGTCAGCACTGATAGTATGATTGAAATAAATGTTTTCATTAGTCTAGTTTGTTTTTAAAGTGATTACAGATTTTCTCCATTTTTGCCAGGTAGTAAGTAGCAAAGTCTTTATATCCCTCACTGTTCTGATTGAAATTGACAAACAGAATGCCCCTGAGTCTTTGGCTAGGTGTCTTTTTTGTCTCTAGTTCAGCCTGCAGGTTTTCTATCTCATCCACCTCCTCAGCCTGGAAATTCTCCTCCTTTATAGCTACATAGCAAAATTTCTGATTTAGCTGGAAAATCTCTGCTGCCTTATTAGGTGACAGTTCCTGTGTGCCTAGAGTCAGTCTGACTGTTTTGTCTTTCCGGGATGCTAGCCCCTCAATTTGTGCTGCTAGTAGTATCATAGTGTGTGTATTTAATTAATTCCGTTAATAATATTTTTGACTTCGCTGACTGCATTCTCCTGATCCACTGCATCATTGACCTGAGCAATCATGTGATTTATAGTGGTCTCTGCCATAGCTACACTGTATGCCCCACAGATGTTCATTTTGTCTTTTGGCTTTCCGGTCTTACTTGTAACCACCAGCCAGTTACTGCTGGTCAGTAGATTCCATATTGCTTTTAGTTTCCACATCTGTCATGATTTTATATAATGCTATCAGCCATGTGATTAAAAATGCAATGAATAGTGCCAGTTCAATTATAGCCATTTGACATACATTTTTGCCCATGATGTAGGTGCTGACAAATCTTTCAGCTTTGCATATCCCTTTGACTCAAAGTATCTATCCCACTCATCCTGCTCCTTGATGTTTATATGCCCCCACTGCTCATCAAAATCAGTTTTCTGAGATGTGCTGCTGAATAGAATGAACTCAGGAGAGATGGTGCTGAATAGGATGTCTAGTTCAGTATCTGTCATGTGTTCTGCAGTCTCTATGAATGACAATACATCTGTGGTGATAGGCTCATCCACTATCTGAATGTGTGGCACTTTCTCAGCCATGTAGTCTCTGTGTGACTGGAATATCTCAAATGCTTTCACCTCATAACCGGCTTGATGATAGGCATCCGCATATACACCTGTGCCAGCCCCAAAGTCCAGGACTGTTTTTGCCCCTAGACCGGCTAGCTGATCTGCAGTAGCTTTTGCCAATGCCCGAAACTGTGGATTGTCATAGCTGATGCCCATGCTCAATTCTGCCTCTAGAAATTCTTTGTCAGTTATCATTTATCTTGCTTTTGTGTTTTTCTTTCAAAAATTCCATCCACTGCTTTTTGTCTCCATACTCCAGGTGACATCGTCTACAAAGACATTGCAAATTATCAATGGTGTCTCTAGTCTTGCTGCCACCCATCCCCCTAGCCTTTATGTGATGGATGTCCTGCCCTTTGCCACCACACACCTCACATGGTATAAAGTCTGTCAGATCATATCCAAAATGCTCCAGGTATACTCTCACATGGTTTTTCATAGCAAAGACCGGTAAAGCTGCTCCCTCAGCACATTTATTTTATCCAGGTGGAAATATTCATTGCACCATTCAAAATTCTTTTCTCCCATCTCTTTCCTATAAATAGCATCAGTGCCTAGTTTTTTGATATTTTTATACCACTCAGTCTGATTTGATACTTTGATTGCATGTTTGCACCCATCATAAGGAGCAGTATTGCTCACCAGCACCGGGATTTTTTTAGCTGCTGCCTCCAGCACTTTTAGGTTTGACTTCATTGCATTAAACCTGCTAGGCACTAGTGGCACTATTGAGATGTCTGCCTCATTGTAAAAGTTCATATACTCATAGACATTCAGTGCCGGCTTGACTGCACCTGGTAACTGCAGCCCCACAGTGAAATCTGACACCATTCTCTGCCATACCTTTTTGGTGAAAGGATTTGTTTCACTATATCCGCAAATTGTGAAATGCAAATTGCTAACCAGGCTTTTGTCTCCCAGCACTCTTTTGAATGGATTTTTTAGGATGGCAATGTCTTTCTCATGGGTAATTGATCCGGCATAAACTACCCTCACCAAATCAGATGGCACATGCACATCAGTAAACTGATCCCTTCCAAATGGCAAAGCATTTGGTATTACATGCACATTCTCATTGATGCTGCTGATGTAGTACCTCAATCCCATGTTTGTGCAGGTCACCATGTCAGCAATCTTGATGTGGTCAATGATTCTCTGTGTAGGATATTGGTGCTTTAAAATGTGCCATTCATCTAGCACCCAGTAGTCATCCACATCTACTACCAGCTTAAAACCATATTTTTCCCTAGCAGCAATCAACTCATCTATTGTGTTATATGGCAAAAAACGGTTGATGACCACAATGTCAAAGCCTGTTTCCAGCAGGTCATCATTGAGTTTGTCAGTGACAATGGCTTTCTCTTTGTTCATGTAGTGGATAGGCATCATCATTCGGTGATAGCCCACCCCACTGTTTTGGGTAGTTATGATCAGGATTCTCATTTCTTTCTGATTCTTTTAGTAGTCTGCTTTACATCACTAGGTGTCACCACTGCTGCTGGCTCAGTCACCGGCTCTGCAGCAGGCTCTACCTTTGGCAGATTCTCATAGTAGTGCATGAGTCTTTTGAGCATGTCAAACACACAGTCACCACACCAATAGGTCAAAACATAGCTAGGGTTTATGTACAGGTGATAGATATGCTCATACATTCTCAGTGTATCATGAGAGATATTTCTAGTGAAACCTAGTTTGACAGTCTCAAAGTTGATTTTGTTTGCTTCTAAAAAATCAATGTGTTCCTGATTCATGTGCTTTGTTCATTATTGTTTTAAGTAATACGGAAAGGATTGCAGCACCAAACATGACAATGACACCATCTGTCACCCATTTAGGCATCAGGTACAGTGCCAATGCCACCCATGCTGGCAGACATACCAGGCAGTTGAATGGCTTGAAATCCATTTTCCATTTTTTGTGCAGTCTAGCCATCTCTATGAAATAGAAACTGAATAGTGCTGCTGCTAAAATTGTCAGTATCATAGTTTTTCTTTTGGTGGCTAAGGCATTTTATCTTTTACGATTATCCATTCCATAGTTAAAATTTTATAAATTTAAAAAGTATAATTGAGTTGCGGAAATCGGCGTGTTAGCCGCAAGCCTATGACAGCACCCCGTATTCATATTCACGTTTCTGACTATTCCAACGGACGTAATACTCATAGCTTTCATCGCCAGCCTTATCAAAACCAATACAAAGCTCGTAATTCTGAATACGTTTATTTTTGTCAAAATGCAGCCCTAAGAAAGCTGAAACCAACTGCCCTAATTCTGAACCGCTCCAACGGCCTTTACAAAGGTCAACGGCTGCTTTAATGTCGGTTAGAATTACATCGGGAAATCCATCGTGGCTTCGGTCAATGTGAATATACTCATCACCGTCTTGAAATTTAATGTTTGCTCTTGTACTCATTTTCATTTGTGTTGTGAGAAAGGCTATCGGCTAACAGCGGTTTTGCAATAGCCGCCAGACACATCTCGGTTATTAATTAATTTTTCGGTGCGGCCATCGCAAAGCCGCAAAACGTTAGCAGCAATTTTACCAAGACACATCAGGCATCAAATTGTAAATGTTATTGATTATTTCCCATTCAGTTTCTCCAGTAAATCTTGACGGTGCTAACATTTCGGCTTTGTCATATTCATACTCACGAAGTAAATCGTGTGCGTATCTAATATCCAAAGGATTTACACCCAAAACCACAAACAGATTTTGTCCATTTACAGTTTGATGCAGGTTAATAATATCACCTTTAGCAATTTCTTTTTCGTTTCTATCTAAATTTTTCATAAAAAACTGCTGCTAACATTGTCAGTATCATATTAGCTTTTTGATTTTCAATCCTCCAATAGTTTTTATGCAGACATCATCTTTGGCTCTACCCTCTACCTTTTCCCGGATGAACTGATTGACCTCATCCATAATGTCCAGTAGGGCATCCATGTCTGTCTCTTTGTTGATGTCTATAGTCACATCTAGATGTGCATGTACATAGTTTCCTATCAGTTTTTTTTGTGTGTCCTCTTTTCTCACTGCTGTAGCTAGTTTCTTTTTAACCTTTGTTACAGTTTTAAATAGCGATCTGTAGGGGATTTTCGTGTCTCTGCTCAGTTTCAAAATATTCTTTCCATTCTCTGCATACAGTTCAAAGACATTTTTTTCATACCAGTGCAGCTCTCCCATTGACTTTTTCAGCCTGCTGTCCATTAACTCATCAGAACAGTCAGCATGATCCACCGGCTCATAGTTGTCTACATACTCAGCAAATGACCGTCTGAACTGGTTAAAGAATGTAGACCGGTCACTCTTTGCCATGTTCAGCATTGTCCTCACTATGAAATACTTTAAATATCCACTAGTCCACATGCCACAAAGCCTCTCATCACTCATCTCACATAAGACAAGGAAAATCTCCTGTCTCAAATCCTCCTGTAATTCTGCAGGCTGCATTTTACCTATTGCCTGGTTGATGTCTTTGTCTAGGTACATCTGTGTGATGATGGCATCTTTTTTCATATGGTTAGTGTGTTAGTTCCCAGTTTTTCAAAATGAATTTTCCATCCTCCTCAGTGGCTAAAAAGCAAAAACATCCGGCTGCCTTTGCCCCATTTAAAAACAGTATCTGATCATCACTCAGTTTATCTCCCACTGCTTTCACCTCACAGAACACAGCCACACCGGTGAACTTTTGAAAACCTATGATGTCAGAAAGACCTTTCATCCCTATGAACTTTCTGCCTCTCACTGCCAGGTTATTCTGCCTCCATACTAGGCACATCCTGCTCTCTAGGATTTCCATTGCTTTGGTGGTGATCTGTGATGCTGTCAGCATTGTTCTGAAACTTTTAAACTTTGTTTTGTTGACTGAGCAAAAAAATTATTTGCCAAATTTTTGCGTGTAGTATTGTTCTGCGAGATACTTTGAGCGACCTTCTGCTTCGTAATCGTATTTACTTTCGGTTGAGTTAAACCCATCTTCATCACCTTGCATATACGCTTCCTCTATCTGATCACGTTCAATTTGTAGGGCTTGTTCAATTTTATTCTCAATCATTTGCGGAAAATCCAAATCCATAGGCAATGTTTCCCTTACCCATGATAATAGTTCTTGCATTGCTGTCTGTTTCTTTTGCATTTTCGTTTATGCTTTACCGTTAGATTTCAAATATCTGTTATCTGTTTGATAGTACAAAATATTTTACTGATTATTTTTTTAATTTGTTTGCAGATAATTTTTCATTGCTTCTCTGAACTGCTCTTTTTCTACATCCTTAGATGACCGGTTTGAGTCTCCCATTGCTTTGAACTGACTGTGATGCTCCTCTTTCTGTCTCACATATTCCTGGTGTCTCTGCTCTCTGTACACCTCCAGCATCTCAAAAAATGTAGGGATGTCCATCCGGTCATAGACTTTGCCATACTTTGCCTTTACCATCCCATCTAGAAACAGCATAATGTCCTCAAATGCTAGCTGATCCTCATTTGCTGAGTCAATCAACTGTAGGCACAATTCCATGATCTGATCAGCATTCATGCCCACTCTCAGGTTGAAATTTGACAGTGCTTTCTGTATGGCTTTTGCCAGGATAGCTGAGACTTTATCCATCCCATAGGTTTGCACTAGTCCAGGCAGTCTATCTCTCACTGGGATGTTCTCAATAATCCTCAGTGGCATTGGCTCTCCCTTTTCTTTCCATCTGCACATCTCATTGAACACCTGACCACTACTGCCCACTGCCAAAGCGTTTAGCAAATGCCTGGTGTAGTTGTTCGTCTGTAACGTGGTTATTTCCTGTTTGGTGTGTTTTTGTAGTTCCATTGGTATCAGTTTTTAGTTCAAAAAATCCTTTCCATCCTTTTGCTAGAGATTGCTGAATAATCAGACATGCTGTTTGCTCAACACCTTTTGATAGTTTCACTAGTTCATTGAGACTAGCCTGCTCAGATGCTGCAGACTTGAACCGGAAACCATGCTCCCTGCTTTTGTAGTCTTTCCAAACATCCCATAGCTGAAAAAATTTTTCAGAATTAAACGGAAAGACAATTTCAATTTTTGGCTTTTTATCCTTTACCTTTTCCTTATCCATTACCTTATCCTTATCCTTATCCATATCCTTGTCCCCTTGCAAGGGGCTTTCAAGGGGCTTGTATGAGTCTATTTCATTTTTGTATTTTTCTAAATTTTTGATAATTCCAGTGTGTGCTTTGTTGTTTGCACTCAAACCTGATGGATATTGAAACTCTATAAAAGATGGTATAAACCATTTTGTGCCACCATCAATAGGAATGATTTTGCCGGCAAAAAATTGCAGTGCTTTTTTTTCATCCAGCTTTTCTCCTATCCTTAATTGTGCCACCTCTATGTCTACCTGCCAAATTCCGGAATGATCACAGTCATCACAGATGTATAGCCAAAGCAGCTTGTATGGGGCTTGCAAGCCCCTTATGAAAGGTTTTTTCCATTTATCGGTGTCAGTAAATCTTTTAGGCATTTCTTTGTTCCTTTTGCTCAACGGCCTTTAACTTGTTTTTCAACTTTGTATTGGCTGCTCTTAAATACTGGTTTGTCTTCAATGCGTCGTTCCACCTTTTCCTGTACGCTTCAAGTTCATTTTTTGCTTTTGTTAGCTGAAAATGCATCTGCTCAAAGTTTACGGCCATCTTTTCGCAAGCGTCCGCAATGCGCTGAAGTGAACCACCATTTATATGCTCAATGGTGTTGTTACTATCAAATTCATGCTTTGATATTTCTCTTAATGAAGGTTTACTCATAAGAATAAAAAAGCCCCAAATCACCGGGACGTTGGCAAAATGGGGCTGGTTTTTCATTAACCATTTAAATCCATTTGGTGCGTCCCTTCACTAAATGGATTGAATTCAAAATACTGTCAAAGTTTTGAAACTACCAAACAAAGTTTTGGTTTCAGTGCAAAAAAAATTATAGCACCTGCCAAAAATTTACTGTCCTGCCAGTCTCAAAATCTTTTCCTTTGTAGGCACATTCTACCCTGCCTGCTTCTACTAACTCTTTCCGTCTAGGTGTCACCCGGTTGATAGCCCATCCTAGATATTCAGCTATCTGATGATCACAGCATACTCCTAGACAGATGATGGCATCCAGGACAGTTTGCTGCTTTGTTTTGATGTTTTCTTTTGCCTCCTGGTAAGCAGGTAGGCTGGTCTGTCTGTCGTACATAATTAGTCGTTTTGTAGTGTGATAGGATCATTGAAATCTATTAGCTGATCTTCAATCCAGTATTTACTAAACTCTCCTATTTTATAGTGTTTACTTGGATCGTACAAAACAGTACCATTTTTATAATCTTGCATAAGCAGGATAAATTTAAACTGTACATTGATCATCAGTTTCGGGAATGGTTTTTCAATTTTCGTTTTTTGTTCGCCAACATTAATTTTGATACTCATTTTTTAGGAATTTTGTAGTGTGATAGGTTGGTTGTAGTCATGGAAAAAGTCCATATCCCATGTCTCTCTGACTTGACCAATATAGTCAGTGCTAGTGCCAGGATGCACCACCACTCCTATTTGCTCCTCATTAAATAAAACTATGGTTTGTGTGTCCTCAGAAATCATCAGCTTTGGAAATGAATTTCTGTTTTTGTCCTTTGTGGTTGAAATAATTGGCATCAGATGTCTAGTTTAATGTCTATTGAATATGAATTTTTAGTATTCAGTTTGCAGATGCTCATGTATTCATTCATTAGCTGCTTTCTGTCATACCTTTTAAAAAACTTTTTTTGCCGGATCACTTTATTGTTTTTGAGCAGGAATATCTCACCTATGACATCATGCTCCTTTAATACTCCGTATACTCTAGGCATAGTGTAAATAATTAAAGCCCAGTGCATTGCACCGGGCTGTTTAAATTAAAATGGCAATTCATCTAATACCTCAGCATCACTCACTGCCTGTGGTGCAGACTTTGGTGCTGGTACATTTGATTGCTGATTTTGCTCAGGCTTGTAGGTGTCCAAAGTGATGGACACATCTTTGCCATACTTATTTAACTGGTCAAATACATTGATGTCTACTTTGATGTACTTTTTGCCATTGTACTCAAAAGCATGCTGTAGTGCATCATCAATACAGATAGATGCCTTTAACCAGGTAGGGTTTTTCTTTTTACCGTTCCCTAAACGGATTTTTTGGTTTTCTGCCATTTTATTTTGGGATTACTAGTTTATAAGATGTAGATGCTGATTTGACTGGCAAATCACCTCTGTAGAATTTCTTTTGATGCTCCTCAATCTCTTTCCTTTTCTCTGTCAGTGCTGCTATCTGCTGATCCAGTTCAGACCACTCAGGCAGATGACTGTAGTCATATTTCACACTACTGAACTCTGCCACCTGGACACCATTGATTTCAGCTTTCATCTTTGGATGCTTTCCTAACTCATCCAGGATGTCATCACTGATTTTCTCTTTGACCAGCTTGACCAGTTGCTCCATAGCACCCAGCCTGATAGCAGCATCCAATGGATTGATGTGACCATCTTTGACCTGTTCAGCTACTGCCTCAGCCATCAAGTCTAGTCCGAATTTGGTGGGAGCAATATCCCCCACCTTGATCTCATCTAGTTTAATTAGTTGATTTGATTGCATTTTTTTTAGTTGTAAAGTTTGATTTGATATTGTTTTCCTCTACTAGTTTGCTGTTCATGTGGTACAGTGTATTCAACTGACCTACAGTCTCACAGGAGTCCAGCACCATCAGCAGGTCATCAGGTGTCTCATACTGTTTCCGGCAAAGCAAATCCACCTCTGTAGGCTCAGGGATTGCCGGCTCTGTTGGCTTAACCTCCTCAGCATCTACTGTGACCACCTGTGCATTTGGGATGGCTTCAATCTCTGACTCATCCAATACACCCAGCCCTAGCAGGTCTAGTGTAGACCTCCGCTTTGCCTTTGTCTCAGCTTTCATGATAGCATTGGCATAGGCATCACCCTTAAGATTTGAGATTGCCACAGCACCAATAGACTCAGTAAATCTGCCATCCGGCAAAGATGCCTTTGATGTCACCTGGTACACACCAGCAGCCTCTATCAACTCCCTAGATGTGATTTGATGTGATACACTGTGGATTTTGTTCAGTTGCTGTGTGCCTGACCTGGTACAGTATAGTACCTCTTTCCCATTTAGTCTCAATAGTTCAAATGGCTTTGTAAACGGATCAAGCCCTATTCTCTCACAGTAGCCATTGTAGTACTGGACTTTCTGTGGTGCAGATAGTTTTGACAGGTCTCCATTTAGGATGATGGCTGAGACCACTTGCTCATCTTTCTTTTTAATATCTAGGCTCATTTTCTGTGATGTTTGTTTCATGATTAAAATTTTCTGGTAAAATGACTGATTTGACAAATCCGGATTTCTTAAATCCCTTTAGTACATTTTTGATGGTCATCACTGCCACCGGGCTGTAGATCATTGCATCTACTAACTCTCCTAGCAGTTTGTGTCTTTCGTGTGGTAGTAGTTCACACCACGTTGGTAGTTTTTCCATAGTTCTCTGTGATTTTTTTGAGTGATTGTTGAATTGATTTGCTGGCATCCACAAAGTGAATGACAATGAAATCATAGATGTCTGCATGAATAAAATGGTGACTCATCTCCCAATACTGATCCAGTGACATGATACCTGCCTCCTGCACATGCTCTC